TTCAAGAAAGGGGGGTCCTTGGCTAGGAAGAAGGTCAAGGACTCCCCTACGCTGTATGTCATCACCACCGCTAAGAAGCGGGACTCCCTTGAGTGGGAGGAAGAAGCTGCGCGTCTCGGTCTGAGTACAGATCCTGATTGTTCTTTCACCGGTTCACGGATTGTCGTGGACTCGTGGAATAACATCAGGAAGTACTCGGATCGGGAACACGCGGTATTCTTTTTTGATGAACAGCGTGCTTCCGGGTCCGGTAGGTGGTCCAAGGAGTTTCTGAAGATAACTAAGAAAAATGTGTGGCTGATGTTATCAGCTACCCCTGGTGACGTCTGGATGGACTACGTTCCAGTATTCATGGCCCATGGTTTCTTCAGGACTCGTACGGAGTTTCTTGATGAGCATGTCCAGTTCGATCGTTTTGCTAAGTACCCCAAGGTTAAGCGTTATATCGGGACAGCTAAGCTCGAGAGGCTTCGACGCAGCATCCTTGTGGAGATGCCGGTGGAGCGTCATACGACTCGTGTCAGGAAGAAGATCCCCTGTAAGTACGATGTTAACTTGTATGATCAGGTGGTCAAGACTAAGAAAGATCCCTGGACGGATGAGCCCTTGCGAGATGCTGGGGGAGTCTGTCGAACCTTACGAAAGGTAGTCAGCGATAATGACTGGCGTTCAGAGCAAGCCCTCGAATTTCTCAAGACGCATGAGAGGGTCATTGTATTCTACAACTACGACTATGAACTCGAGCGAATCCTTGACGTTGCGAAGAGCTCTGGACATCCTACGGCACAATGGAATGGACATCGGCACGATGTACTTCCGGGAGGAAAGCGATGGCTCTACATCTGTCAGTACACCTCCGCAGCAGAAGGATGGAACTGTATTAGTACCGATACAGTTCTCTTCTGGAGTCTCAACTATTCTTGGAGGGTGACGGAGCAGTGTGAGGGGAGAATCGATAGGCTCAATACGCCATATTCTGAGTTGAAGTATTACTTCCTCGAGAGTGATTCCGGCATCGATAAAGCCGTCCGGAGGGCCTTGAGGAGTAAGCGGATCTTCAACGAGAAGGCGTTTTTGGGCTGATTAGGGCTTGCGTTCACTGGCCAGGTGGCCACTTTTTTGGCCAGGTGGCCACTTTTTTGTGTTACAGATGTGACTCATGTGACTCGAAAATAGGAAGTGGCCAAAAAAGTGGCCACCTGGTTTTTTGGGACCCCGACTTTTCCTTGGAATTGCAACGAAAAGTCGAAGTGGCCATTTTTTGTGAAATTTATTAATTGATTGATTGATTGATTTTTTTTTAATATATACAGTATAGGTTTTTCACGAATTTTTGGCCACTTCCTAAAATTTGAACGCAACCAGCGATTTTGCCCCCTCTACGAGTTGCGCTCACTTCTGATCGCAAACTCGGCATATAATGATAAGAAGGAATAGATAAAGCCTATACCCTTCTTATAGGCTTACCAGAGGAGCACACCATGCGTGAGTCACAGTTTCAAGCCCAGCTGATCAAGAAGCTGGATAAGATGCTTCCCGGGTGCATCGTTCTCAAGAACGACCCCAACTACATTCAAGGTATACCCGATCTCCTGATTCTATACAAGGAGCGTTGGGCGGCCCTTGAGGTGAAGCGTGGTCGACTGGCACAAGTCCGACCCAACCAAGCTCACTACGTCCGTGAGATGAACGGTATGTCTTACGCGGCATTCATCTATCCTGAGAATGAGAGCGAGATTCTCGATGAAGTTCAACGATCACTCCGCGCTTAGTGGAGCCCATGCTTTTCTTTCAGCTAGTAAGTATCACTGGCTCAACTACTCCCCCGACAAACTGGTGGAGTCTTTTCGTACATCCCAGGCCGCAGCAAAAGGCACACGTCTTCACGAGCTCGCAGCAGAGCATATTCGTTTGAAGATGCGTATGCCTCGAAACAAGGTGACGTTCAACAACTATGTGAACGACGCCATCGGCTTTCGGATGTCCCCCGAGCAGGTTCTGTTCTACTCAGTAAACTGCTTTGGAACTGCGGACGCCATTTCCTTCGACAAGGGTCTTCTGCGCATCCATGATCTTAAGACGGGTGTCCACCCGGCCAAGATTGATCAGCTGATGATCTATGCGGCCCTGTTCTGCCTCGAGTACGGTGTTCGTCCCGGGGAGATCAACTACGAGCTCCGTATCTATCAGAATGACGATATTCTGGTCTCTAACCCCGAGGGCGATGATGTTGCCCCTATTATGGACACCATCATCCAATTTGATAAGCTAATCGAGAAGGTGAAAGAGGAGGAAGCCTGATGGATTTGGCCCACTACGGCGTTAAGCGTAAGAGCGGCCGTTATCCCTGGGGCTCTGGAAAAGATCCCCATCAGCACTCAGGGGACTTCCTGTCCACCGTCAAGGAACTCAAGGCGAAGGGTCTTACCGAGACCGAGATCGCCAAGGGTTTCGGAATGACCACCACCCAGCTTCGAGCTCAGAAGTCCATTGCTAAGAACGAGAAGCGTAAGGCTGATGCGGCAATGGTCCTCCGACTCAAGGAAAAGGGTATGTCCAACACGGCCATTGGCCGTCGTATGGGTATTAACGAGTCATCCGTCCGAGCGCTTTTAGACCCCACCCTCAAAGAAAGGGCGGGGAGCACTGAGGCTCTAGCCAAAGTCCTGAAGAAGGAAGTTGGTAATGACGGTCTCGTCGATGTGGGGCTTGGTGTTGAGACAAATCTCGGTGTTACTGGGACAAAGCTCAAAACAGCCACCGCCATGCTCGAAGCAGAGGGTTATCATGTTCACAAGGTCAAGGTTACCCAGCAGACAACGGGTAACCAGACCGAGATGAAGGTCCTTGTGCCTCCGGGCATGGACTACAAGACCGTATTGGCTAAACGGGGCGAAATCAAAGCCCCTGGTGTCAATGTCGAGGACCGTGGTCGTACCGTATATGGTATCGAGAAGCCCACTCCCGTCTCAAGCAAGCGCCTCAAGGTTCGTTATGGCCCTGAAGGCGGAGCAGATATGGACGGAGTCATCGAGATCCGTCGTGGGGTTAAGGATTTGTCCCTCGGTGGATCAAACTACGCCCAGGTTCGAATCTCTGTTGACGGTACCCACTTTCTCAAGGGTATGGCAATGTATTCGGATGATATCCCGAAGGGGTATGATATCCGATTCAATACCAACAAGAAGAACAGCGGCAATAAGCACGACGCCCTCAAGCCCATGAAGGACGACCCTGCTAATCCTTTCGGGGCAGTCATTCGTAAGCAGCTTCACTACGAGCAGGGCGGTAAAAAGAAGCTGTCAGCTATCAACATCGTCAACGACGAGGGAACTTGGGGGGACTGGTCTAAGACCTTAAGCTCCCAGTTCCTTTCGAAGCAGCCGGTATCGCTTGCCAAGCAGCAGCTTCAGAAGGCCCGGGATAAAAGACAGGCCGAGTTCGATGAGATCATGGCCTTGACAAACCCCGCGGTAAAGAAGAAGTTACTTCAGTCTTTTGCGGACAGTTGTGATTCAGATGCCGTGGATCTCAAAGCCGCCTCCCTTCCGAGGCAGGCCAGTCAGGTTATCCTTCCCGTCCCCAAGATGAAGACGACCGAAGTTTACGCCCCCAACTTCAAACACGGGGAGCGTGTCGTTCTGGTTCGTCATCCTCATGGTGGACGCTTTGAGATCCCCGAGCTGGTGGTGAATAACAAGAACCAGGCCGCTCGTCGATCCATCGGTACCAAGGTTAAGGATGCCATCGGCATTCACCCAAAGGTTGCCGAGAAGCTATCGGGTGCTGACTTTGATGGGGACTCCGTTCTGGTTATCCCCAACAACTCGGGTAAGGTTAAGACCGCCCACACTCTTAAGCAGCTGAAGAACTTCGATCCGAAACGAATGTACCCCGGTTATAAGGGGATGCCTGAGATGTCGGACAAGACCAAGCAGCTTAAGATGGGTGAGGTATCGAATCTCATTACCGACATGACAATCAAGGGGGCCAACCAGGCCGAGATCGCCCGGGCGGTTCGACACTCCATGGTAGTTATTGACGCCCAGAAGCACAAGCTTAATTACAAGCAGTCCGAGGTCGACAATGGTATTCCCGCTCTCAAGAAGAAATACCAGGGTAAATCAAATGGCGGTGCTTCTACCCTGATCTCAAGGGCTGGGTCAACAGCTTATCTCCCTGAGAGAAAAGCCCGGTCCGCTTCGAAGGGCGGCCCTATTGATCCGAAGACGGGGCGTAAGATGTGGGAGACTACCGGTCGAACATATCGTAAACCCATCTTCGATAAGGACGACACCGATAAAGTGGTGGGGTTCAAGACTGAGGCCAGCGTTACCAAGTCTAAGAAGTTAGCTGAGACTCATGATGCATTCTCCCTGGTTTCTAAAGACGGGTCCACTATTGAAACGGTGTACGCCAATCACTCCAACGCATTGAAGGCTATGGCCAACAATGCTAGGAAGGCTACATTAAAGATCCCCTCTGTTCGAAAGAACCCCCAGGCCTCAAAGACCTACGCCCCTGAAGTTACATCCCTCAAGGCCAAAATCAACGAGGGCCTCCGCAACAAACCCAGGGAACGCCAAGCACAGGTCCTCGCTGACGCAGTGGTTAGGGCTAAGAAGCAGGCCGATCCAACCTTGGCCAAGGACAAAGAACGGATGTCTAAGGTACGCCGCCAGGCTTTAGCCGAGGCCCGTTCAAGGACCGGGGCTGGTAAGAAACCATTCATGGTTACACCCAAGGAGTGGAGAGCCATTCAGGAAGGTGCTGTTTCACAGGCTACTTTGTCTAAGGTTCTTGAGATGGCTGATGAATCCAACATCAAGGAACTTGCAACGCCTAGAACTACACCTAAGCTGACAGGATCTGTCGTCTCCAGGGCCAAGACTATGTCTAGCATGGGTAGGACTGCAGCTGAGATTGCTGAAGCTTTGGGAATCTCTACAACCTCTGTACACCGTGCTCTAGAAGAGGGATGAGAATATAATATGATCACACCCTCTACCCAGACCCACTATGAAAGGGGTCTATGATGGCTAGGATGCTTAGCACTATCGACAATCCTTACGATCCAAGAACTGATTGGAACGAATGGTTTGCTTTCGATGTTGTGCATGGCTACAACACATGTGGCCTGCTGGCTAGGTTCGTCTCTTCTTCGAGTTCATTGAGTGAAGAGCTTGAACAAGAAGAAATTGAAAATGCAATTGATCGAATTCTAAAGTTTGATGGAACAAACTTCTATCAAACGTTTGAAGTTGACGATTGATTTTCATTTTCAAATTCTCTCTGATGGGGGAGGGGGTCACGCGTTTTGCGCCCCCCGCCCTCAT